CAGATAATCCAAAGGAGTAAGACATGGCTCTTAACTTTGCTAACAACAACTCCTTATCAGCAATAACATCTTTACCTGATACTATAAGTGGTGGTGGATTAACATTATTACAAACTCAAACTGCATCTAGTTCAGCTACAATAAGTTTTACTTCTGGAATAGATACAACTTATAATTCTTATTTGTTTAAATTTATTAACATACATCCGTCAAGCACAGATGTTAATGGAGAATCATTTTGGGTTAATTTTAGCATAGATGGTGGAAGTAATTATAATGCAAATAAAACATCAACATTTTTTTATATATTAAATCAAGAATCTGATTCTCTTTATGGGCCGACTTATTACAATGGTGGAGATTTAGGAAATAGTAGTTCAGATCAAATAATGACATCTGAATTAGGTGGAGACAATGATCAATCTGTAAGTGGTTATTTACATTTATTTGATCCTAGCAATACTGTTGGAGTTAAACATTTTATTTGTCAAGTAAATGAAGCAAGAGCAAGTGATGGGTCAGAAGCAAACTATTTATCAGGATATATAAATTCTACTTCAGCAGTTAATGGAGTCAGATTTGGTATGACAAGAAGTGGAGAAACTATACAAAGTGGAGTAATAAAATTATATGGCGTTAGTTAAATACAATAATAACAGTATAAGTACAATTACTACTCCTGGTCAATTATCAACAGGAAAATTAGTACCTATTAAAACTTTAACTGCAAGTTCCAGTTCTACAATGTCATTCGTGCATGGCTCATCAGATGTAGTTTTAGATAATACATATTTTGCATATTTATTTATATATACACAAATACACCCAGCAAGTTCAGGAGTAGGATTTCAGTTTAACATGAGTACAGATAGTGGCTCAAATTATAATGTATCAAAAACATCTTCATTTTTTGAATCACTACATAATGAAGGTGGCTCTGCACAAGGTTTAAATTATGAAAATGGAATAGATTTAGCAAATGGTACAGGGTTTCAATATATAGTAAGAAATTTTGGTAATGATAATGACCAATGTGCTAGTGGTTTTTTATATTTATTTTCTCCATACTCTACTACTTATGTAAAACAATTTATATCGCAATCAAGTGGAACTCATGAATCAGATTATAATTTACATGGGTTTTGTCATGGGTATGGAAATACTACTTCTGCTGTTACAGGAGTTAGATTCCAGATGAATAGTGGAGCAATTGATTCAGGCAAAATAAAACTTTATGGAATAAAAGAATGAGTATTATTAAATTAAATAACAGAGGTGTAAAAGATGTTACAGCATTTGGAAGTGTCTCTAGTTTAGGTACTTTATCTTTAATACAAAAACAAACTGCATCATCATCATCTACTATTAATTTTACATCTGGGATTGATAATTCATTTAAAGAATATATTTTTTTCTTTAACAATATTCATGCGTCAGCAAATGCTTATATAAGAATTAATTTTAGAGATGGTAGTTCAGCTTATGATTCAACTAAAACAACTACTATGTTTTATTCTGGACAGAAAGAAGATGCTAGTGAATATCAAACTCCACTTGGAGGTGGAGGTAATTCTCTTGGAAATTCAACAGCAGTTCAAAGGATAATTTCAGGTGAGTTTGACACTAGTAATGATTGTACTTTATGTGGATATTTACATCTTTATGATCCCAGCAACACAACTCATATAAAACATTTTATTGCAAATACACAATACATGACAAATTCTCCAGCATCAGAAACTTCATACATAGCTGGGTATTGTAATACTACTGATGCAATCGATGGTGTTCAGTTTGATATGAGTTCAGGAACAATTGAATATGGAGATATATTGCTATTTGGAGTAAATTAAAATATAAGGAGTAATTATGACAAGACATCATTTAATTAACGGAGTTCAAGTTCCATTCACAGCAGAGGAAGAAGCACAAAGAGACGCTGAAGAACAAGCATGGAACGATGGTGCTTTTGATAGGGCTATGGTTGATTTAAGAAAAAGAAGAAATAGACTATTAGCAGAATGTGATTGGGTTATGGTTTCTGATTCTCCAATAGCAGATAAAACAGATTGGGAAACTTACAGAACTAATTTAAGAGACATTACAGAGGGTCTTTCAACAGTAGAAGAAGTAAAAGCAGTAGAATTTCCAACCAAACCATAAGAGGTTTTAATGCAACTTTCAAAACATTTTAAATTAGAAGAATTTACAAAGTCTATGACCGCAATTAGAAAAGGTATAGACAATGAGCCTGGATCAGGTGACATAAAAAATCTTGAAAATTTGTGCTATGAAATACTAGAGCCTTTGAGAGCAAAATTTGATAAGCCTATTACTATCACATCAGGTTATCGTAGCGAGGAACTTTGCCTTGCAATAGGCAGTAAAAGAACGAGTCAACATGCAAAGGGCCAGGCTTGTGATCTAGAAATTTTTGGTGTGCCAAATATTAAGACAGCTTACTGGCTACAAAATAACGTGGATTTTGACCAGTTAATTTTAGAGTACTGGAAACCAAAAAATAAAAATGATATAAATAGTGGATGGGTGCACGTTAGTTATAACGAAAAAGGTGCAAACAGAAAACAAGTGTTAACTTTTGATGGAGGATCATATGAAAATGGTTTACCTGATATGAAATGGAAAGATGGGGAGGTAATAGTATAATGGCTTTAACTAAAAAACAAAAGAAATTGCCGATTGGATTACAAAAGGCTATATTAAAAAAACAAAAACAAACCAAAAAGAAAAAGGGGAGGAAATAATGCCTTATCATTATGGTGGCGGAATGAAGCCAAAGAAAAAAAAGAAAAAGAAAAAAAAGTCTAAAATGAAACCGAGTAGAAGATAATGGTCAAGATAGCTTCAATTACTAATATAATAAAAGATTTAAAGCCTGGTCAACAAAAAACTATGAAACGTCATGCAAAGCACCATAGTTTAAAACATATGAGATCAATGGCCAGGTCTTTAAAAAAAGGAAGCACGTTTGCACAAGCACATAACAAAGCAATGAGGTCAGTGGGCAAATGAATGGGTTTACAACAACATCTACTCTAGCAGAGATGATAAACAAAAGGCCAATGAGGAAAAGAAGAAATGTCAAAAAAAAGAAAAAGAAGAAGAAGAGTAGCAAGAGATAAAAAACTTGACGTTCAAAAAAAATATCTTGAAGGACTAACAGGAGCTAAAAGAACTGCTAGAGCAAATCTAATTAAATCAATGGATAAGCTATATAAATCAGGTGCAAGAATACCTAGATCCATGTTTAAAGCGAGAGTTAAATAATGGCAGTTAGAAGAAAACCTATATCAGCTCCAGTATTAAAAGCCTTACGAAGAATGGCTAATAGTAAAAAAGGTGTCACTTTGGGCCAACTCAAGAAGGTCTATCGTAGAGGGCAAGGAGCATGGTTAAGCGGTTCAAGACCTAAAGTTGGAATGACCCAGTGGGCACTTGCACGTGCTCGGTCATTTACCAGAGGCTCTAGAAAGCATGATCTTGATTTACGAAGAAAAAAAAAGTAAAAAAGGTCATGGCAACAAAAATACAACAAAACAGAGAACAACTAATTAGAGTCGAAGGTGAGCTAAAACTTTTGAAACAAGAAATCCAAACTATTAAAGGAAACCATTTATTTCACCTAGATCAGCGAGTCTCTCGTATTGAAAAAATTATGTGGGGTTGCACTATTGCAGTTGTCACTCATCTCATAGTGACCCTTATCAATTAAAGTTAGACAAAACTCCCTCCACAAGTTATAGTTGATTTCTATGAAGAGGATATTAGTGATTTCAGATATGCATATTCCTTACCACCATCAGGATAGTTTTGCATTTTTACAAGCCATAAAAAAAGAATTTAAACCAACGTTTACTATGTCAATTGGTGACTTATTAGACTTTCATGCTATTTCTATGCACACACACGATCCTGATTTATTTAGTCCAGGCCATGAGCTTAATGCCTCTAAAGAACATATTAAAAGGCTTGAGTCTATGTTTCCAAAACTTATCGAGGTTGACTCTAATCATTCTAGTTTAGTTTATAGACGTGCAGTTAAGTTTGGTATGAGTAGACAATTTTTAAAAGACTATGGTGAGTTTTTAGGAACTAAAAAATGGAAGTGGGTGGATGATTTAACTATTACTATGTCAAATGGTGAGAAATGTTTTTTTACTCATGGAAGATCAGCTGATGTATTAAAGGTATCTCAAACTATGGGAATGTCTGCGGTTCAGGGCCATTATCATACTGCTTTTACTATTAAATATTGGGCCAACCCTGATCGTTTATTTTGGGCCATGAATGTAGGATGCCTTATCAATCAAAAAAATTTAGCTTTTGCTTATTCAAAAAACCATAAAACCAGGTTTATTGTAGGTTGTGGTGTAATACTTGATGGAATTCCACGTCTTTTGCCTATGGTATTGAACAATAAAGGCAGATGGATTAAGAAGATAGTATGACAGACAAGGTCGATGATAAAAAGGTCATTAAAGGCAAAATAAGAGCTTTTAAGAGGGGTTCAGCACTAGATAAGCAAATAGGTGGCCTCCACTACAAAAATTCAAAAATTGACCCTATTGAGCTAATAGTGGCCCACAAACTAGATTTTATAGATGGTAATATTGTTAAATATGCAGTAAGAAAAAAGGATTATGAAAGCGACAGAGAACGTTATGAAAAAATTAAACATTACTGCGAATTAGCACTGGAGTTAAAATGTGGTTCACATTAGGAAAATTAGCTCTAAAAACAGGAACAGAGATATATAAAAATAAAAAACGTGCAAAACTTTTAGAGAGTGAAGCAGAGGTCAAGCATTTAGAAAGAGCAGTAGCTGGGGAAGTAGAGCTACAGAAAATAGTACACAAAAGACAAGAATCAGATTTTAAGGATGAGTTCTGTTTAATTTTACTCTCGTTGCCTTTGTTGATTTTGGCCTATTCTGTATTTTTTGGTGACCAGGCACTACAAGAACGTGTGGATTATTTCTTTATGAAATTTGAGAATTTGCCTTATTGGTATCAAGGATTAGTTATTGGTGCATTTTCAACAATACTTGGTATTAGAGGTGTAAATACTTTCAAAAAAAAGTAATTACCTAAAGTCCATAATATGTTAATAATATTTATGGATGATTTCATATTTGTAGACGCACAATTCTTTTTTGCACCTTCAGAGGAACACGAGCCTTTAGGTAAGGCAGTTTCTATATCCTTTGTAGATAAATATCCTAACTTTGAGCATAAAGAAAAAATTTTAAAAAATTTTGAAGAGAGTGGCCTGTATCTCTTAGATTATGAGATTACTTACAGGCCAATCAATAAAAATGATGATTTAGAACCTTATAATATAACAAGGCACTAAAATATAATTGCACCTAATACAAACCCAGCTACAAAGCAAAG